TATATTAAAGATGCAGACGGTATAGCCCAGAAGGGCAAAACCAAAGGAAAGATTTGTTGATATGGCAACAACTACAGACAAACAACGGTTAAAAAACTTGCAAGAGTCAAAAGAGGCTAATGAAGGCATTGGCTCTAAGCTTGCTGGTTATGTTGGTGATGTAATGAACTTTGTGCCATTTGCCCCAACATCTTCTGGATCCAAGGGTAGAGAAGCGCGCTCAGCAGATTTGTCTCGTAGCATTGAAGCCGAACAAAAAGCAATTGATATGGGTCAGCGTGATTATCAATACGATCCAGAAAAAGGTGGAAAACCTTTTGCTAAAGGTGGTAAAGTTTCCGCCTCTTCCCGTGCAGATGGCATAGTCCAACGTGGCAAAACCCGTGGGAAGATGTATTAATGGATGCAAACCTTATTTGGTCAGCAGTTTTGTCTATCGTGATGGGAGCATTTGGCTTCTTCATGCGGGAGAAACTTGCCCAAGTAAAAGACATAGGCGAGGACATTAAACGTGTCGAGCGTCTACTAAACATAACCCGTGAGGAGGTAGCCCGTGATTACGTTACTCAAGCAGAAATTCAACGCATTACTGACCATATTGACCAGCGCTTTAATCGTCTTGAAGCAAAGATTGACCAGCTTATTCAAGCGGGAAAATAATGCCAAGTAAGAGCAAAGCTCAGCACAATCTCATGGAAGGCGTGGCACACAATGCCGCGTTTGCCAAGAAGGTCGGGATCCCACAATCCGTGGGACGCGACTTTGCAGAGGCCGATAAGAGAAAGAAATTTAGCAAGGGTGGCGCAAGCTCCCAAGCTGCTAGACAATCAATCAACCAGCCTAAAACCAATCACGGTGGACAGGCACTTTTTAAACAAGGTGGAACTATGGCTACGAAAATGGGTAAACCAACAATGAAGGCTGGCATGAGCATGGCTAAGGACGGCATGAAAAAGCCTACTCCTATGGCTAAAACATCTATGCTAGGCAGCATGATGGGTATGAAAAAAGGCGGAATGAAAAAAATGGCAGAAGGCGGTATGCCTATGGTTATGAAAGATGGGGAAAAAGTCCCTGCTTTTGCTGCTGACGGTAAAGGCAAAATGAAAGCAGGCGGCATGGCCAAAAAAATGATGGGCGGTGGTATGACCTACGCTAAGGGCGGCGGCATTGAGTCCAAGGGTAAAACTAAAGTCAAACAGGTTTCTATGGCCGGCAATAAGGGCATGAAGTCTGGTGGCATGGCTAAGAAATATTGTTAAGGAGCCTATCATGGCAAAAGTAAAACGTTACGTTAATGATGGTTACGTCACTAGTGATGACAGCAATTATGGGATGAAAGAAGCCCGTGATGCTATTGATGCAGATATAGCAAAAACTCCCAGTGCCGATTACGGGGACTATATCTCTGAATCTTCTAGCAAAACTATTAAAGCTTCTAAGCCAAAAATGGTTAGTAAAGAAGAATTGGCTGCATCAGGCATGAGCTTGCGTGACTATATGAATCAACAACAAGGCTTAAGCCGTCGTGGCGAATCAAAAGTAACCGATACTGGTGATGAAACGGCGCGTTTGGCGGCACGTAAACCTAGCTTGAAATATCAAAGCTTGCAAGACCGCGAGATTGAGAATCAAGCCAAACGCAGAGCCGCAGGACGTTCGTTCTACGGTACTAAAACAATGGCTGGGGGTGGCACCGCCTCTAGTCGGGCTGATGGTATTGCTATGAAGGGCAAGACCCGTGGAAAAATCTGCTGATCATGGCTGACGTTAAATACCCAGACTACACGCCTGTGGATGAGCCTGTATCAAAGGCTCCTCCTAAAGCGCCAGCACCGAAGACTCCTCTTCCTAAGCCAATTAAATATCCAGACGCCACTCCAGTGGATGAGCCTGTGAAAAAGAACGCTAAAGGTGGAAAGATTTCCTCTGCATCTAGTCGTGCGGATGGTATTGCTCAGCGCGGTAAAACCAAGGGTACTTTTGTTATGTGTGGCGGTGGCTACATGAAAGGCAAAAAATGATGGCAAGTCGTGGAATGGGTGACATCAATCCCTCAAAGATGCCTGACGGTAAACGTAAGGCTCGTAGGGATGACACTGATTTCACGCAATATGCTGAGGGTGGTAAAGTAAATGCCGCCGGTAATTACACAAAACCTAGTCTGCGTAAGCGGATTGTGTCTCAAGTAAAAGCCGCAGCAACGCAGGGCACAGGTGCAGGACAATGGTCAGCACGTAAAGCCCAACTTGTAGCCAAGAAGTACAAGGCAGCAGGCGGGGGTTACAGAGATTGAAAGCGCCACAGCAATCCCTTAAAAACTGGGGCGACCAGAAATGGCGCACTAAGTCGGGAAAGCCATCGTCAAAGACGGGTGAGCGCTATTTGCCAGAAGCGGCAATTAAGTCTTTAAGTTCTAAGGAATATGCGGCAACTACCAAAGCAAAGCGTGCAGGTAAAGCGGCAGGTAAGCAGTTTGTGGCTCAGCCAAAAAGCATAGCAAAGAAAACAGCGGGATTTAGATAATGGCTAATACATCTGGACTATCGACGTTTAATCTTGACCTCTCCGATTTAATCGAGGAGGCTTTTGAGCGTTGCGGATCAGAATTGCGCACTGGATACGACATGCGTACTGCACGTCGTTCTATCAATCTATTGACGATTGAGTGGGCAAACAGAGGCATTAATCTGTGGACTGTTGAGCAAGGCCAGATTGTTATGAACACTGGACAGATTTGCTATCCATTTCCTCCAGACACTATTGATCTATTGGATCAGGTAACACGAACTGGCACTGGAACAAACCAATCTGACCTCAGTGTTACCCGTATTTCTGAGCCAACTTACGCAACTATCCCTAACAAAAATGCTACGGGAAGACCGATTCAAGTTTGGATTAACCGCCAGTCAGGTCAAACAAACTCAACAACCGTTGTCTTAACTCAGGCAATGACATCTACAGACACAACAATATACGTTAATGATATTTCTCAATTAGCTTCAACTGGGTTTATAAACATTACGACAGGCGGCGTTACAGAAACAGTTTTGTATCAAAATGTAGTGCCTACGCCATCTGTTAGTAATGCTAATCTTGGACAGTTAACCAACTGTTTTCGTGGCCAATACAATACTTTAGCTGCCGCGCACGCAATAATTGGAACGACCATAGCGGTAAACAATCTACCAAACATTAATGTGTGGCCAGCTCCAAGTGATCCGGGCGACCAGTACACATTTATTTACTGGCGTATGCGCCGCGTCCAAGATGCTGGAAATGGCGTAAATGTCCAAGATATTCCATTTAGATTTGTGCCTTGCATGGTTGCTGGTTTGGCTTTCTATCTTTCTCAAAAGATACCAAATGCAGCCGCCCGTAGTCAGTATTTGAAATCTGAGTATGAAGAGCAATGGTTGCTGGCTTCTACGGAAGACAGGGACAAGGCCGCGGATCGTTATGTTCCAAGGAACATGATGTATGCCTAATAGATTTGCTTCTGGCAAATATGCAATTGCTGAGTGTGATCGCTGTGGTCAGCGGTACATGCTCAAGGAGCTGAAGAAGTTAACAATCAAGACTAAGACGGTAAACATAAAAGTTTGTCCTGAGTGTTGGGAGCCAGATCAGCCGCAGCTACAACTTGGTATGTACCCTGTGGAAGATGCTCAGGCGCTGCGGGAGCCGCGTCCTGATATCAGTTACATTGTTTCTGGAACAAGTGGTTTACAAATTAATGTAAATGGCGGAACCTCACAGAGCGGGTCTGGGACGAGTGAAGGCGGTAGCAGAATTTTCCAGTGGGGCTGGAATCCTGTTGGCGGGTCAAGTAGTTTTGATGCGTCTTTGACGCCAAATGACTTGGCTTTAACGGTAAGTATTGGTACAGTTACGATAGCAACAACTTAGGAGTTGAAAATGGACAAAGCAGATTTAAAACAAGACAAGAAATTGATTGGCTCAATGATCAATAAGCATGAGAAAAAAATGCATCAAGGTATGAAGCCAACCAAATATAGCAAGGGTGGCGTAGCTGGTGTATCTAGCGAATCCATGAAGTCTATGGGACGTAATATGGCGCGTGCTAACAACCAAAGAGGTGGTTAATATGGCTAAATTCAGTATGAAAAAAATGGGCAAAGAAGTTGGTGATGCCAGCGTTTATGCCCAACCACACAACATGTCTGGTAAAGCCACAGGCTCTGATATTGCGTACAAGACAGACCCTAATACTATGCCTTCTGATGAGTCTACTCCCGGCGGTATGCCATCTCGCAGAGTAAGCGTTGGCAACATTACCCGTGGCCCAAAGACGGATGGCATTAAAATGCGCGGTACAGGTGCGGCAACTAAAGGCGTAATGTCAAGAGGCCCAATGGCATGACCTATACGGAGTTAATAACAGCGATTCAGACGTATACAGAAAATACGTTTCCAGCCACCACTTTGGCGGATGGGAGTACTGTGTCTTCAACGACGCAAATAAATCGCTTTATTACTCAGGCTGAGCAGCGCATCTATAACATGGTGCAGTTTCCGTCGTTACGTAAGAACGTGACGGGTAGCGTGACTTCAGCAAATAAATATCTATCTTGCCCTGATGATTTCTTGTCTGCCTATTCTTTGGCTGTGATTGACGCTACTGGCAACTACGAGTATCTGCTAAACAAAGATGTTAACTTCATCCGTCAGGCATATCCAAACCCAACGACAGATACAGGTATTCCAAAATACTATGCATTGTTTGGCCCGACTGTTAACACCAGCACAATCACCAATGAACTCTCTTTCATGGTTGGCCCAACGCCAGATGCATCTTATTCTGTAGAGCTGCATTATTACTATTACCCTCAGTCAATTACTGTTGCTGTTTCTGGCCAGACTTGGCTGGGCGATAATTTTGACACGGTTCTTTTGTATGGTTCGCTGGTTGAAGCGTATACCTACATGAAAGGTGAAGTTGACATCATTACTGGATACGACGCCAAGTACAAAGAAGCACTTACCTTGGCTAAGCGTCTTGGAGATGGTCTGGAGCGCAGCGATGCTTATCGTAGCGGCCAGTATCGTGAAGCGCCCCTACCTCAGAATTCGGGGATTAAATAATGTCTTTCACGGGTAACTGGGCAACCGATACATTCAAGATAGGTTTACTTGATGGGGTGTTTGACTTTAACAGCGCTCAAACATACAAGATTGCTCTGTATACCAATGCGGCCACATTGAATCAATACACAACTGCCTATACGAGTACAGGTGAAACATCTGGTGGAAATTACGTGGCTGGCGGTTTAACACTATCAGTATCGCAAGTTCCTACCGTGGGTAACTCTGGTTCTACGGCCTACCTATCATTTACAAACGCAGCATGGACAGGCGCAATTACCGCAAGAGGCGCGTTG